TGTACCCCACAGATATGTACCATATCCTGGAGTTACTGCTGCTACAGTTCCTAGTGTTGCTGTCATTCCTGACATAGTCACTGGTACTGCAGTTATTACCGCAGGTGTAACTGATCCTAGTGTAGATGTCATTTGTGACATAGTCACAGGATGAGCACCATTAAGTATTAATGTACCTAATCCACCTGTACCTGCTATACCTGGAGGTATCTCTGTAGTGTTAAAGAACAACCCAGTGTTACCTAAACTAGCAGTCATAGTTCCTAGTTCTAATCCAGAAACTGTATCTGATACGTTAAGAACTACAGTTCCTAATGTACTAGTTGCTTCAAATCCTGGTGATTCCTCAGCTGTAGCAATTACTACTGAACCAAGAGTTGAAGTTGCAGAAGACAATGATACAGGTTGTATCAGAGCTTCAGTGACATCACCTAAAGTAGATGTCGCTTGGAATCCTTCTGCAGATTCCGATGCTGCTATAGTTACACTACCAAGTGCACTTGTAGCTGTTGGTGGTGCCATTGTATTGTCAATTTGTATGACAATAGCAATCGCTATACCAGTTGCATTTAGAACACTATTTGCTTGGAAGCCTTCCGAATCTTCGCCTGCGCCAATAACAACGCGTCCTAAATTAGCTGCACATTGTGCAGAATACTTTCCATACAACGGACCAAGTTGAACTATGGTCGATGATGTATTTTGAGGTGGTCGTGGTTTATATAAAACCGTTGGACCAGATCCTTCTATATATTTACCCGGATCTAACTGAGGTTGTTTAGGTTCCCAGTCACCTTTGTAAACTCTAAATCCATTCCACTCTGTTCGAGCGTCTTTGTACTTAATCTTAAAACCTGATCGGTCATCGATTAGTACCGCGTGTTTACCCCTCGCGTACTTTCCCATTATGCATACCCACGAACCTTAGGCTGTACATAGAAGCTTGCTCTTTCTCTATCTTCTTCTCTAGCCAGCTCCCATTCTTTTTCATACATCTGTATAAGTTCTTGTCTTCTATCTATAGGTACAAGTTTAGGGTGTTTATTTGCAAGCTCTACTGTCAAACCGCTTATTAAAGCTGGTAACATTCTTTTAGGTACAGCTGCGTTTTCTGAATAATTATCAGATATATCTTGTCCATACTTAATAGCCCACATAATTATTTGATATCTACTGTCTTCACTTGGCCCAGGCCATAAGTAAACTGTATGATTTGCTACACCGCTAGAATCAAACTCAGCATTTCTATCTACTGCAAATTTAAGTGGAGTGCCTGTTGCATATTTATTTGGATAAGATAACCAATCCGCATAACTAATTCTTTCCATTTCAATATCTTGATCAGGAGTTGCGTTAGTGTCTCTGCAAGCGGCTGTTAGAATATCGGAATACCCATTAGCTGCTAAATCAAATGTAGGATAAGTTGTATTATTAAATTTATTTACTGCTACTGTATGTAAATGTAATGTGAATAGATTAACACCTTGATTAATCCATTTAATCATTAATAGATTAAGAGAACGTCTAGCAGTGATTAGATCATAACCACCCTTTGCGCTTACTCCCAATCGTTCATAAGCTTCTTGAATTACATCTGCAATCTGCAGATTAAATGTACGTGTACCTGAACTAGCCACGTTGCCCCCTTACATTAATGCTCTAGTTATAACCCATAAGAGCTGTCCTAATACCATAAAGCCAATTGTATACATGACTTTGGCAATAGCGTTAATTTTATCTTCTATATGTTTTAAATGATTATCTTTAATAGTAGATACACGTTCACTTAAAACTTTTATTTCACCTTTAAGTTCTTGTATCTCCAAATCATATTTGGATATTTCTGGCATATTAGTTCCAGTATAAGTATGCTATAGCAGCTGTGCCTGATACGTTAGCAGAAATATTAGTAGTGCATAGAACTCCATTATCTGGAAAGTTGTATGAAGTACTTTCACCTGCTCCGCATTTTAAAGAAACTATTCTAGTACCTGCGGTGAATGCTGCATTATCATCATGTACATAAACTGCTGCTGCATCTGATCCACCCATTAATACTACACCTAATGCTCTTTTTCTAGTTGCCACAGTATTCTGTCCATCAGCAGTTGCTGAAGTACCTGTAGCTCCTGTTGCTATTTGCGTTACTTGTGAGTCTGTTTGAAATGTCATATTTAGTCCTATAAAATGGGGAGACCTAAGCCTCCCCTATGTTATTTAACCTAAGTTATTATTTTGTAAATACATAACAGTAACTCTTACTTCACCAGCACTTGTAGCTGCTGAGTTAGTTACATTAAATCTTACATCAGTTGACCCAACATCTTCCCATGCTAGTGCTCCACCAGCTTCAGTAGTTGGACGTTTAAGTCCTACAGTTGTTCCAAGGGCATACGTATTAACATACGCTGTAGCCGCTCCACCAACTTTACCAATGCTAAGATTAGTAGCGCCAGATGCTGCTGTTATACTGTCAAAAATAATATCCACTAATTGTGAATTTGCTGGAATAATAATATCCAGAGCAGATGCTGCAATAGCACCGCTAGACAAATCAACAGCTGCTGTTTGAGCCATTAAAACTTGTCCTACGTTTTTCATATCAGTACCTACTGTGGTACCTGTAGTTTGTGATATCGATCCCGCTTTAATCGGTCCCGAAAAAGTAGTTGATCCCATAGTCTTACTCCTTATGTTGTTTCTGTCTGCTTACGCAGTCTATAGGTTTAATGTTTGTGCAAGGGGGCACATTTAAGCCCCCTCACTAAAGCTTTACGCTGGGTTAGAACCGTACAAGCCTCTCCAGTCAGAGAAACCAAATACGTATCTCTCACGAGATTTGTATCTAACGTTACCAGTCTCGAAGTCACCTTCCATCTTAGTTTCGATTGGAGTTCTAGTGAAGTGCTTCATACCGTTAGGAACGTCAGTTCTTAACCACCAATATTTACTGTTAGTAAATCTGTGGTTAATATGATATCCACCTGGAACCATACCCTTAGATACGATTGCGTTGACATCATTGTCTGCAGTTCCAACTCTGTATGGAGACGCCATTAGTCTCTCAGCCACGAATACCAATTGTCTTGGAATGTGAAGAGTTCTAGCTTGTGCAGCGATCGGAATTGATTTGTCATCAGTAAATCCAGCAATGTCAATTAAAGCTGATTCCAGAGAAGTCTCTGAAAGCTCTGCTTGAACTGCAGGAGTGTTTGATGCAGTTGATCCGTCTTGTAGTGGGTGAGAACTATTAATTAGTGATACACCGTCACCACCAGCATAAACACCACCTGTGAAGGAGTTGTTATATACCGCAGCACCTTTTGTTTGTTTAGCAGCAGCCATTGATCTAGCTAGTGCTTTTGTTAGTCTAGTTGATAACTTGTCGTATAAGTTATCTTCCATAGCTTCTTCTGTAATTGAGAAAGCCATTGCTACAGTTTCGTTTGTGTATCTTGCTACCCAACCTTCACCTGTATTAGCGTAGTCTACGCCTTGGCCTTCAAATTTTACTGAAGCTTCGCCAAACCCTGGAAAAAGAACTTCTTCTTCAAAGGCTCTGTTTGATTTTTCGCTCTCAAAGAGTACCGCTGCCTCGTCTTCGTAACGTTTATATTCCGTTCCAAAGATGGCGTGTAATCCCGGTACTAATTCCTTGAGTAACTGACCTCTAGTTATAGCCATAGTAATTTACTCCTATTATTAAGCAGTCGGGAAGTTGCCGTCGTAGACACCCCATGAATGCGTGTTAATTTTTACAAGAACGTCCATTGTAGTTCCAACTGATGTGTAACCCAAATCATCCTGTGCAGATCCTAAAATCTGAAAAGGATACGCTTTTTGTGTAGCGTTTTGAGTGTTACTTGCAGTTGAAGAATCCAATGAAGATCCGCCCTTAAATGTCACTGAAGAACCAGTTCCTGTTAAGTTCTGTGCGTTAGCTCCAACATCAGCAGATGTTAATGCGCTGCCAGCCTGATCGGCTTGCATCTTGAAGATCGTTGAAGGATCATCATAAACATATGCTTTGTATTGTGCTTTTGCAACAGTTCCATTAGGAATTGATCTTACGAATTTTACATCGCCTGAATTGTTGTCTTGATATTCTGCGCCCCAGAAAACACCAACGATTGCGCCCAGATCTCCTGAACCAATGTCGGCTACTAATAAGCCACTAGATAACGAAACAGTGTCACCTTCAAAATATGCAGAAGGTGCAGTTGTAGCGATGCGGTACCCGTTACCATCAACCCAATTGTTGAGACGAATTGTCCCACCATTAGCCTGACGTACAGGTGATAAACCATAAGCCATAATAATCTCCTATTACTTATGCACTAAGTTTGATTAAATGACTAACGCGGTGTTAATCTTCAAACTTAGCAGTTTTACCCGCTCCACCTCTTGTTACCGAGGTTGTAGATTCATCTACCACTGGCATGCTTGAATGAGAAGCGTTCTTTAAATCATGCCCATATGCTTGGGCCGCTTTCTTCGTTTGTTGTTCGTAGTATTCTCTCTTATCAGACATATATTCTGAATCAGTTTTCATCAGAATTAAATCGCCTGAACGGACAGCACCTGCGTGTTTGCCAGCAGACATAACGTCGACTACGTAATCTTTACCTAATTCCTCAGGTTTAACGATTTCGTAACCATCGCGTAGTCTTTCGTGAACATTTGCATCATCTGGTTGATTTAACAACTCATGTCTTACCCAAATGTATTCCATACCTTCAGGTGCAGGAGGTGCCTTCAATTTTGATGGTGCCTCAAATGTTCTTTTTCGAGTTGCCGAAGCCCGAGTAGTACGGCTAGTTTTAGTTGCTTGTGTCATATTAGCTCCCCGCCTCTGTTTGGCGCAATTTTTGTCGCGCATATTCGTCATAAGAAACGTTAAGACGATCAGCCATTTCTATTTCAGATCTGGACAATCGCACTTTCTTTTTCCCTGGGGTGGCGCGCGTTCCACCGACAACTGTAGGAACCTTCCTAACAGTTCTTTTTCTCAAGTCTGGAAACTCTTGAATTAATCTAGCGTCTAACTCACTATAGTATTCATCCGAACCATCTTGAGGTGCAATACCTTCATCAAGAAGTTCTTTATGGATAACTAAAGCAGCTTGCGTTTTAATTCTGTCTCCAGTGTTAGTTCCTCCGAACCAGTTATTCCTTTTCTGCCAAGCTAATGCTTTTCTGTCAGGTAAAGGTTGCTCTGATTTACGAGGTGCTGGAGTTTTAGTTTCCTTCTTCTCCGAACTCTTAGATTTGGATCCCAAATCTTTTTCAGCTCTAGCCTTGTATTGTTTGGCCACCAGTCTTTCTGCTTTCACAGATGCTAAGACATCAGTTGCTTTTATCTCAGCGTCAACGTCACTGGCTTCTTTTGCAGTCTTAAGAACACTTAAAGCTTGTTTCTCTTGAGCTTCCAATCTATCCATATACTGATTGATTGCATCAAGTTCAGAGTCAGCTTGTTTACTTTTAAGTTGATCTCTTTCGCTTATCCACGAAGTTTTCTCTTCTTCGTAGCCCTTGAGTTTTTCTTCAAGTTCTTTTTTCTGCGCAACAAGACGCTTAATACGTTTTTCAGCGCGCTTGCCGAATACTTTATCAGCTTTTGGATCTTCTTTAGCTTCTGATTCATCTGCTTCAATCTCTTCCGAGACTGTTTCTGTTTCTTCTTCGCCATCGTCTTCTTCCTCAGCAACCTCAGTATTACTAGGTTCTTCTGTAGATTCTTCAGTTTTTGTATCTGCTTCATCTAACTCCTCAGGTAATTCTACAATGATATCATCATCTTCTGTAGACTCACTCTGTTTGTTTTCGTCTTCTACCATATTTTACTCCTCGGTCGTGAACCGCGTTTATCACTATCTAGTGTATATTGTACACTAGTTTCTTTGATAATGCAAGACTATTTATGTGTAATTTTAGTAGGATCTGGAACTACACCTACTACTTCATCATCATTTATGATAGCATATTCCTCACCATCATATTTAAACTTAAGGCCTACATACTTTCCTGTTAGTACCCAGTCTCCTTTTTTGCACCATTTAGTGTCTTTATCATGATAACAATCAGGGCCCATACTAATAACTTTAGATACTACACAAGAAAATTTAGCAGCTTCTACTGATTCATCTGTTAATATAATGCCCCCTCTAGTTTTGTTAGATACTTCTCTAACTTTAATTAATAATCTAAATCCACTAGGTATTGGTAATTCTTTAGCCATCGTGCGTCTCCTTTACTAGTTTAACTAATTCACTATGTAATCTAGATTGTAAATCTGTCAAGGTATGTTGGATACCTAACATATATTTATAATCTTCCATTGATGGAGCGCCTTGTAATATCTGTGCTTGATTAGCGTCAATAGACTCCTGTATAATTTTACTTAATCTCTCCTTGTAATCCTTGGCTTCAGCCATAGTACCTCCTGTAAGTTGAGGGGGCATTACGCCCCACTCGTTTATTTTATTTTTATTTCCTTTGGCCTCTTCTCCTCAGGTACAATTTTTTCTAATTCAATAGATAATAATCCGTTCTCAAATTTGGCGTCATTGACTACCACATCATCTGCTAATGCAAACGTGCGCGTAAAAGCGCGTTGAGATATGCCACGGTGTACGACATCGTCGGCCTTCTTATCATTTTGTGTAGATTTAATTGTTAATGCATTATCCGCATATTTAATTGATACATCTTTTTTACCGAATCCAGCTAAAGCTAAATCAATAAAGTATTTTAAATCATCAATTTTACGGATATTGTATGGTGGATAATTTGAGTCAGGTTTGTCAATAGTAATTTCTGCAATCCTGGCTAGTAGTGAATCGAATCCTACAGTAGATGCTGTAAATGGTTTGTACGATTCCCAATTTATAATATTCATATAACCTCCTTCAAGCGTTATTTGTTATGACTCCTTTCGGCAGTCACTATTAGTATATAGGATTACTCTTCGGTTGTCAACTTATTTTCTTTTAAATCGTAAAAATAGTTTGTGTCATCACCAGCTGTCCATTTACTTTCTGTTTCTACATTGTATTCAATAGTAGATACTTTAAAATCTGGTATTAAAGTTTTAGCTGGTGTTAAAGATTTGTCGTAGAATATAACTCTGTTATTTGGTTGAGCTGCAAAATGCCCGTTGTCTAATAGTAATATGTTAAATGATTTATGTTCTTCTGGTACTTCTGAATAACCAGTGTTTAAAATATTTTTATCTGCATGACAACTGTCAATTGTAAATAAATATTCTCCTGTATAAAACTTTTTAGATGGTGCAAGATATTTAGCTTTACATCCTGACAATGAAGCTTTTTCTATTACTGTAATGTGATAACTAAAAGCATCCCACAGTTCTAGTTCTTCTAACTCAATATCCAACTCAGTAGGACTATCAACAAAAGCACTGATAGGGAGCTTATCGTATAAAGCACCATATTCAGGCAGATACGTTTCAAAGTAAAGCGCTCGACCTTGGATAGATTTACAACTAACCCAAACACCTTCTACAAATTCTCCATGACCTTTTTGATGATCGTATAAATATTGTTTCTTAACATATACTTTAGTGGGGGGTAGATTGGCTACTAAGAACGACATACCTTAAGCGCTAGCTGCCCAACACAATATTAGTATAAATACTAATATAATAAATAACCAACGCATGCTGTTTATTTATCCCACTTAGCTTTAGCTCTTAATGCCCATCGTTCAAATGCTTTTGCGTCTATATCTTTTTTAACTAATGTAGCACCATCTGGTATTTCATTATATAAAGATATTACTTCACCATCTTCTACGTGCACGATACCCGGTCCACAAAAAGCATCCTTAACAAATTCTTTATTTTTCTTTTTCATTAATCTTACTTCTTTCATGCAAGACGATAATGATTTCATAGGAATATACTGTGTCATTTGTGTTTCTTGGTCATTCATATTTCCAAAAACAAACATTAAAATTACGCTAATGACTTCCATTTGCCC